CAACTCCCCCGATTATTCGATTACGCTCCTGGGAACGCTGCACCTGTATTCTGGATGTTGAAGTCTAGAATAATGAATTCAGCTGTTCTTGCAGGTTGTAGATACAATTGACCATAAAGAATGTTACGATCGATAATATCTGGTGTGTTGTTTGATTCATCCATGATAACACGGAAGGCATAAAGACCTTGACGTTGTTGGATTGACTCAAGATATGGGTTAACGATGTTCAAGAATCTTGTTCTAGTTTGTGTTGTATTCTGTTCAAATACAAGGTAACGAGTAGCAGATGCGATGAACTTCTTAGCCGCAATCAAGAGACGGCGAACGTTGATACGATCAAGAGCAGATGGACGACCTTGAAGTGTCTTCTGACCCCATACACATACACCCGTTGATGGGAATACTGCGATTGGGTTGATTCTTGCTTCGTATAGATCATCACGTTCTGTCTGTGTTAGACGTGTCTTAACTTCAATAACTTCTGTTAGACCACCACGATTTAGACCAGCTGGTGCGAACCATTCAGCAGACACACGGTCGTTGAATGCAATTACACCCGGTAGAACAACGGAAGGTGGAACCCAAACTGGCTTGTTTCTATCGAAGTCAAGAACCTTGACCCAAGGATAGTAAGTAGCAGCGTAGTTCGAGTCAAATCCTTCTGTTGTTTGAACTGCCGCATTGATGTTATCATTGATACCAACCAAGTCCATCACATAGAATGCGTCACCACGATCTTCACACACATCTTTTGCATATGTTGTGATTGATGAGTGTAGTGAGTGAACAACACCAGGTGTTACAATCATATTGATGTCAAACTCGTCAGCATTTGATACTGTGTCCAATGCCTTCTTGTATGATGTATATCCTGTAGCAGATGTTGTTGAAATATCAAATCCTTGAGTATTACCAGCAACAATATATGTTCCAGTCTTCTTCTGAAGATGTGGTTTGTGACCATCAAATCCACCTTGGAATGGAAGCATAAACTTACGAGTATCAATCGAAGTGCTAGCCGATAGGTCAATTGACGAGCTATATCCATTTGCCGATGATGGGAAGTTCGCACCAGCAGCTTGTTCGTAATCACCAAGATAGAAGTCAGTATTGCTTCCAGTTACTTGATTTGCAGTTACGGGAAGTGGTCTCAAATAGTTAAAGTTATCAGTATTTGAGAAGTCATAGTTAAATCCATAATATACTCTACGGTTATATGCACCACCTACGGTTTGTGCTGTTACATAAGATGCAGCTGCTGGTTGTGTAAATCCGTTTGGAACTGGTGATTTTGGTGCACGGAATCCAAAAGGAACAAGTGTTGGTGATACTGCGCCATTTGTAACAGCTTCAGTTGTCTCAACACGAATAAAGTTTGACTTGTTACCATAGTCACCATTAACAACAACCTTACCGGCATCTGTTATCGTAATGTATCTATCACCAATCACTCTTGAAATGTATCTTGGTGAGTTTGGATCAAGGTTACACTTAAATGTCTCAACTACATTTGGACGAAGATCTTCATCTTCTGTTGTAAATGGAGTTTGTGGTAATTTAGATTGATCAACATATCTAACAACCACATCAAAGTCACCATATTCAGAACCAGCAATTGTTCCTGCTGGACGAACATTTGCGATACCAACTTTTACTTCATAGTTTGCATGGATACCATGTGAAAGAGTGTGGAATCTAAATAGGTTGGTAACCGTGCCACCAATCTTCTGTGATGTGACATATGGAGTAGATGCTTCGAGATAATCTGTTGTAAAATCCCACGGTGAAGCAGCCGAACCAGTTTGAATAATAACCGTTGTTGTTGGATCTGTTGCCAATGAAGCGGATGCATTAAACTTGAAGTTTACATAGTTGTAAACAGCATGGGTTCCATATGGGTTATATCCATAAAGATCACCAATAAACGATGTGTTATTAAAATCGATAGAGGTGCTAAATGGAGTTCCATTTTCAGATGTTGCGTTAGTAAACGTCGATGTATCTGTTGTAAAACCACCAGATACAGTAAGAACGAATGAACCACTTTCATTCGATGCCAATGTTGATGCAGCAAATAGTGATTGATCATTTCCATCTGTTACAACAAATGTTGGGTGAAGAACAGAAATTAATCTAGCACCATAGCTACCAGTCGCAACAATAGCGATTGGATGCTTTAGCGAATAACCACCCGATCCTAAAACACGAACGATGGTTGCACTACCTGCATTGTTTAGGTAGCTCTTAGCAGTATATGGAAGATATGATTGCTCATACGTTCCGCCGAACTTGGTTACAAAATCGTTGTATCCTTCAACTACCGTAGGAACGAAAGCAGGTCCTTTTAGGGTTGGTCCAATGAGAGCCGCACCAATCTGCCCAATTCCTTGTGGTAAGAATGAAAGATCCTTTTCGATTGTAAACACACCAGGACTTACAATTCTTTCATTAGCCACTATTTATCTCCAAAAAATGATGTAATAACTCTACTATAAATATGGATCAAAAAATCCAAAATTAAGTAGTGGACGGAATAAATCTTCCAGAATCTAAATCAAGAACACCATCTCCATACTTTTCATTCAAAGATTTTACCAATTCTTTTTCTTGATTCTGCAAATCTTCGTATGACTGGAATAACTGTTCTCTAATAGTTTCAATTTCGTTCAACCGTTTACGCAAAATATGTAGTTCAACTTCGACCTGTCCGATTTGAGCAGTATTGGTTGCATACTTTGATTGTAGCTCTTTAACCGATTGAATATCTTCTTGTGCAAATTCTTTGCCTATTTGTTCTGACATAAGAAACCTCTTATATGATTATGAAACATTGTGTAACTATAAATATCACTCTACTTCGTATGGATACACATCTGGACTATTATTCTGTGAGATGTCTTCAAAATCAGACAATCTACGAGCTAAATCATCAGACTTATCACGGATGTTTTCGTTTATACCACCAGGATAGTTTGAATCGTTATCAGATAATGCCGTATTTATATCCCTAAATGCCTCGGATGCAAACGTTATCTTGTTTGGTGTAACTATTCTCTTTGTAGTTGCCTCTCTTGCAACTTCTTTCGGTAGCAAATATCCCTTTACTATAATCTGGAAAGATGCTCTCACTAATCTATCTTGACCAGTGGTATTGTTATCTTCCATTGTATATGAGTCAGACATTGTTGCAAACTTCAAGAAGTTGTTTTCTCCAAATGATTGACCAGTGAAATACACGAATTGTTCTACCAAGTAATTCAATTGTGACTGGTATTCACACCAAGCAATAAAATCATAAGACACATCAACATAATCGGGTATTGGTGTTATTATGTATTCTTGTTGTGGCTTTGATCCATACATAGCTGAAAACCTATCATATGGTGAACTTTTTGAGTATTTATGTTGCATAATATACCCAATTTGATTCACACTGGCAACTTTATTTCTTCGTATCTCCGCGTTTACAGTTACACCCGAACGTCTAAATGTGATAAGTGGAACCAGTGTTTTTCCTTTCTTATCTTTCAATAAACCATTCTTTTGTATCGATGCCCATTTCTCAGAGTTAGCGTAAATAGTAGGAACGTTTATTGATTCATCATTATCTTGAACTTTCAATTGCATTGTTTTATCGATAAAGGATTTTACCGCAAAATCAATATCATATAGAGTTATTCCGATATTTCTAGTCTTGTCTTTATCTCTACGAACTTGTGTATGACGTGCATCACCAAAATCAATTCTAGGATTTTCTCTAGAATTTCTATCATCAATGAAACTATCACGAGTTCTTTTGATAGGAGGTTTACGATATGGAGATGAATTCTTCATTAAATGTTGCTCGGTAAATCATTGTGTTCAATCTTGTTTATACTTCTAACTTCTTCTACGTGAATACGTGAACGTCGTGTTAAGTGTGTATTAGCGATAATTGACACGTTAAGACCCCAACGTTCCGTTGCAAAAGAATAATCGGGATTCTTACCACCGAAGTATTGGTTTTCGAGAATAGAGTCAACTTCCCAATACTCACCATTGTATTCTATTATATCACCAACCTCAACGAACAAATCATAGTCTTTCAAGTATTCACGGATGAATCCAAAGTCTGCAAGTTGGTTGTAGTCTTGACCAAACTCAGTTCCCTCAAAGGTCTGTTCTTGACGGTTAATTAAGGCAGGTATCTTTATTGGCAAGTGGTAAACTTTTTTGTCAGATTCATCGTAGATGTTTGTCTTTGTATCATCGAGTGAAAGTTTATACAAAGCAACTTCTGTGTCTATTATATCAACAATAAGTTCTGTGTTGAACTTTTTAACAAGTGATGCGTCTCGTTGTCCGTGAAATAATGGCATCTTGTTATCCTATGTAAATCTTCAAAGGAGTTGCATTCAACGATACATTTAGGTTTTCGGTTTCTGCTCTTTTTGCTTCAAGAAGTTTAGCACGAGTCATTGTATCTAACATTGTTCTTAGTTCGTCAACAAGTGCTTGTTTTTCAGTTCCAGCGGCTGAAAGAAGATCAGCAGCATTTAGTGTTGTTTCTCCATTTGGAATTGGAATACTTCCATACTTACCACGAATGTATCCCAAGTTTTCTTTTGCCAATGCAAGTGTATATCTGAATACCCACTGACGACCAACTGAGTTTATGTGTTGATATTGCATTCTATCATAAGGTGCATTAGACATATCGGAAACTCTTCCATCTGGAAGTTTAAGTGGATTATCTCTTTCTTCTTTAACAACATAGTCGATCCAAAGCTTAAAGTCTCTCACTGGAATTGGGAATATTCTTAACTCATTGTTGATGATCTCAAAAGAGTAAGATGATTTTCTCATCATATCATTGAATTCAATTGCCTGAACACGTAGTAAGTCTGCATACATAGGCATCAACATGAAAGATACACCCGTTGAGTATGCACCGAATCCAAATGTGTCTAACATAGCTTGGTTGCCCAAATAAGGGTCATAGAAACGAATTGAAGCTGGTGGTGAGAAATGATACACCTTTTTGATTTCGATCGATCCTGTTGGCTTATACACGTCTCTAATCAACTGATTTAAGTTGTATGTCTGTGAGTTTGTTTTTATGTCAATCGATGCAGAGTAAAAACTAACATTACCGTTTGTAAATGTCTCTGTTCCATACTCAGTTGCTAACTGAATTAACCCACCCATATTTGTTGACACATTTCGTTGTGTCAAGTTAGAGGATGTTGGTGTTCCCATTATACTCAACATATTCTGTTGAATATTGAATTGGTTTACATGATTTGAATATTCGGATATTGCCTCCTCAAAGCAAGCATAGAAGTTAACGTCTTGTAGTTCAATATCTACAAGAGGGTAACCAAGACGTTTTGCACACCAATCGGCAACGTTATCGGCATCAGTTTGAAACTGAATATCCGTATCGTAAAATCCGAATGGAGTGCTTCCTGTTGCGAAACTGGATGAACCGGGCCATATTGGAATTTCTACCATCTATCTCTCTTATTTGTTGATTTCATCAAAGTGTTTCAATATGTCTTCTACTATTGGGTGACGGTGGTTTGTTTTTAGCTCATAAACACCAAGACCAGGCACAGTATTAGCCATATTAAATAAATATGGGAGACCACTATCTTTTTTGTTTTTTAAGTCTGTTTGAGACAAATCACCAGTAAGAATCATCTTTGAGTTGATACCAAGACGGGAAAGAATCATTTCCATCTGAGACTTTGTGATGTTCTGTGCCTCGTCTACGATAACACAGGCATTAACGAATGTTCTACCTCTCATGAATGAAATTGGTGCAATCTCAACAATATCCTCAGATAGAAGTTTCTCTATCTTTTGCTTACCATACAACATTGTCATGTTTGACTGTATTGGTGAAACCCAAGGATCCATTTTCTCTTTTATGTTACCAGGCAAGAATCCAATATCTTCGTTCGATACCGTCGGTCTTGTAATGATAACACGTTCAACTTCACGATAAAATAGAAACTCTAACGCAATCTGTGTAGCCAAAAGTGTTTTACCGGATCCGGCTTTACCAATCAAAACTGATATTGTATCTTGTAGAATCTTTGCTTTTACTTCCTTTTGTTCGGGGTTTAATGATAAGTTAAACTTAATCTTATTCTTAATCTGTTTTCTTCCTTTCTTTATTCCATTTGTATCTAAACCACTGACATCAATGTTGTCAAAATCCATTTCCTCTTCATCAAACGTAGTCATATACGCTCCTACAATAATTTAGAAAGTGTCTCTCCTATAACCTTACTGTCTCCCTCTGCCTCTGATAAAAATGAATCCATATTTTTTGCCTTATGAGTCCATTCAAATCCTATCAACGCCATTAGTTCCATTCCTTTTCTAACAGGAAATACAACAGCTGACTTAGAACCACGTTGGTTGAAAAACGCCTTGGTCACTAAATCATCTATGTCATCTACTAGTGGAAATATTGCTTTGTTGTTGGATGCCGAATCCACTAAGCCAGAATATAATGACATTGGTAGATTCTGATATTCTTTGAACTCCGTAGATACCCCTTCTTCAAGGGCTTCATAAGTGGTGGAGAGTTTAGTCATGGATTTCCCCGTTCCATATTTTCCACCATTATGACGTTGAAGAATGAATGCACGTTGACATCCATACTCTTCAAGTTGTTGTTCTAATACAGTTTGTATCAGTTTTGATTCTGAAATCTCTTTTGTAATCTTCTTATGTTTGTATTCGCCGTATTTGTATTTTAAGAACCAAGATAGGAAAACACCCAATAAGGTTACCATACTTGATACGACTATCTCTAATACTTGTATATTTTCCATTACCCTTTCCATTTTGATATAAATATCTTCTGGAAAACAAAAAGGGTGACATTAGTCACCCCTTTTAGAAGATTATTTTTCGGACAGTGTTATCCAAGAATTTTCGATATTGCCGAAGATAAGAATTTCGTTACACCAACTTCACCAGCCTTAACTGCCGTTAATGCAGCTTCAATTCCACTAAGTATAGTGGATCCTTCTTTGGCGGCTTCTATTGCACCAACACCACTACTAATAGCCAGGCTAGCAACAATAACAGTGTGAACAATTTTGGCAATTTTTTCTTGCTTATCTGTTGGTAATTCTTTGTATCCAGGAATTAATGTCAATCCCTTCATAACCATTTTAATGATCTTATCGTGCCACTTATGACCAGCCTTTTCCAACTTAGCACCAATCAATCCTTTACCACCCATGGCAATAGACAGAAATTTTACTGCTTTTCCAATAAGTTCAACTATTCTTGGAATTGCAATTGCAAGAGAAACTGCGAATAAAACGCCGATCTCATTTAGTTGTTGTTCTTTCAAATTACCTTCAACGATTGCGACGTTTCTTCTCCTTAATCCTTCAGTTGCAATCTTTTCAAGCTCAGGAGCTTTTTTCAGTGCATCTTCAACCGCCTTTTCATCGTCTGTTTTCTTTTCTGCGTCTGATGCAGCTGCTTTGAAATCGGTCATAGCCTTATTCATAGCATCAGTAAACACCTTTTCCATATCCTTTTGTGCCTCTGGATCAACAGGATCTTGTTCCGCCAATCGTTGTTTTACCTCACTCAAAAACGCATACTTTGATTTTGGTTTTATTAGGTTTTTCAATTTTATCTGATTACTTTCCATCACTCACCTCTATTATTTATCAATAAACTTATTAACATATTAAATTAGTCAAATACCAAACTGACTATACATAAATATGGATCAAAAAAGAAAAAGGGAGTGATTTCTCACTCCCTCTTTCAATTTACCTCTATCTTACGATAGATTAGATGTCACCTAGAGAATCTACTTGGATGAGACCGTAGAACTCTGGACGAACAATCTTCTTAGCGTAGCGAGTCATTACACCCTTACGTGGTGTGAAGTTTGTTGGATCATAGACCAACGGTGTCATCACGAGTGGCACGTAAGGAGCATATACGGCACCTGTTTCGAGGAACTGTGTTCCACGGAAACCGACGAGAATTTGATTCTCAAGCATATATGGGTTCTTGTAAACTGTGATACGTCCGTTAAGTTGTCCAACCTTCTGAACACCCATTGCGAACTTCATACCTTCACCGTCTACTGCATATCCTGGCATTGACTCAAGGATTGTAGCAACTTGTGGCGAACATACAAGGAAGTTAGCACCACCGCGAAGTGTCTTCTGGTGGATCGAGTTGGATACCTTCTGGATCTTGGTGCCAAGTGTTTGGAACCATGTCTGTTGGTTGAATGCTGCTGCGTAAGCTTGAGCGTTGGTGTAGTCATCGAATGCACCTGTTGCACCATCATATGTGCGACCGATACGAGCTGACCATCTTTCAGTTGTCTGAGCATTCTTGATAAGCATATCAAGGATTTCGAGATCGATTTCTTGTGAGATATACTCAGAAAGCATCGATGTCAATTCTGCTTCAGCGTCGATTGAGTGGTAAGCGTTAAGGTCTTGTGCGAATTCTGGTGTCCAGACTGCCTTCAACTTACGTGTCTTAGCCACGATGGACTCAGAACGAAGCTCAAGGTTGAGTTCTGGAATATCAAGATTCGATGAACCTACTGGATCTTCAAAGTCACCACGGCTTGTTGAAGTTGGTTGCTTCTGATATGTGATGGTTGCGCTCGATGGAGCTGCCGATGCAGAAACGATAAATGTGATTTGTGAATCGTTTGCATTTGCAACTGTGTATTGTGGGAAGTAATCAAGAATGTTTGTTCCAGCAATCTTATAAGCACGGATACCTTCAGCATCATATCCAGAGACAGAAGCCGACGAGATTGTTACTGCGTAGATATTTCCAGCAGCAAGTGAAGCTGAGTAAGCATTTTGGAATTCTGTATCGTGTTGGAACTGAACAGGTGTTGCTGCAGTTACTGACGAATACGATGAAGTTGTGGCGGAAAGAGCTACTGTACCGGAAGCCGATACAAACAATGTTCCACTTGTTGCTTCATTGATCGAATATCCAAAACGTCCAGCGCCGTAAAGACCACCAGAAGGATCGGCATTCTTGGCATCCTTACCAGTTACACCAAATACCGAATCAGCTTGTGAATCCTTACCTGATCCAGATGTGAATCCTGGTTGAGCTGTTCCATACTTGAAGTCAAGGAAGAACACAAGTCCCGAAGGAAGGTTCATAGGTTGAACGGAAACGAAATCCTTAGCAGCGATTTCCGAGAAAATACGGCGAACAAGTGGAAGAGCAACGCCAGCCCATTCTTCTGAGCCAGCAGCTGTTCCTGTTCTTGATGATTCATCGATAAGCTGCTTCGCTTGGTTTTCGAGAAGAACTGCGATCGAGTTCTTTTCATAGTCGTTTTTGATACCGTCAAGAAGTCCAGACTTTTCCCACTTCTTAACGGTGCCACGGTTCTCTTCAATAAGCTTCTTGTGCATATTGTTTGAAGAACCAAGTAATGATTGCATATTCATACTATCTATCTCCAATAAAATTTGTTATTTTAAACCTGCTAATTTTCTTAATCTATCTGCCATCGCGTCTGATTCATTAAGAATTCTCTTCGATGGACGTGTGCTTGCCTGTGGCTTACTTGCAAATGACTCTTTGAGTGTCTTAACCTTAGCGGTCTTTAAGGACTCAGCAAGTGTTGCGTAAACCAATTTAACTTCACGAAGTGAACCTGCACGATCAAAGTTTTCAATAACAGTAATCTTTTGTGATTCTGTTAATGAATACTGACGGAAAAGTTTGTTCGAGAAAAGAAGCTTTGAGTTAAGAAGATTAACTTCATTAATCTTATCGCGTAAAAACTGAATGACTTGGTATGCTTCTTGTAGTTTGGCTTCTGCCATTTCTTCTTCAGCTTCGTCTTCACCTTCTTCTACTGTCTCTTCTTCATCTTCTTCACGAAGAGCACGTAAAATTTCTTCGATGTTGACTTCATCTTCGTCTTCACCTTCTTCTACCTTCTCTTCTTCCTCTTCTTCGACCAACTGAACAAGTTTTTCACTCTTGTCTTCTGTGTGGTCATCCGAAGCTGACTTTGAAGGTTGTTTGTTGTCACCAGTTCCAATTTCAGATGAATCAAGTTCTTCCTCTAGTTGACGAATGATTTCCATAAGGTCTTCATCATCTTCTTCTTCCATGACTTCATCTTCGTCTTCACCTTCTTCCATGTGAGCTTCTTCATCCTCTCCCTCTTCAACGGATTCTTCCTCGTCCTCGCCTTCTTCCATTGGCTCTTCGTCTTCGGCTTCATCCATCATTTCCTCGTCTTCTCCTTCTTCCATTGCAGGAGCCTCTTCTTCGTCTTCGCCTTCTTCCATCGTTTCTTCCTCATCTTCTCCTTCTTCCATTTCTTCTTCGGCTTCTTCAGATAGTTTGGAAGCGAGCATAGATTGTAAACGTGGAGTGAAAGCCTCTTCTAAAGCAAGCTTAGCGTTGGCAAGTGCGACTTCACGAACTGCCTTTGCATCTGCGATTGCTTCTTTCAATAGATCTGTCATAAACATCTCCATACTAATTTTAGGGTTATTAAGAACTCTAATTAACAGTAAAAATAAGGTAAACTCTATATGAGATGATAGAGTATTATAAACATAAATATAGGTTCAATTTGAAATAATTCAATTATTCCGATAGATTTTTCTTAATTTCTTGGATTTTTTTCAATAAAGAGGATACTCTTTCTTCTTTTGTCTCTTCTTTGAATACACCACCGGTCTTACCAAGACCAAAAATGTGTGCAACATCTTCTTCCGAGTAGACAAATCTATTAGATCGTTTTGGTTTTTGGTCTTCGTTTTTTTCTTCAGGCATTTGGGAACTCCACCGATACTTCGTAAATGTTTCTTTCTTCGTCTTTTCCAGTGATTACAAACTTACAACCACGAGGAAGCGTTACCTCTGACTCGATACAAAACTCATCTTCTGAACAAGGTAATGTTAATACAGGATCGCCTTTTTTAAGTTTGATCTTAAAGATTGGAGTCAGGTCTTTTCTTTTGAATCCAGAAACAACTAACTTTTTGTTAGTGAACTCTTCGGCAACTAGTGGATTTAGTGAAGTAGAAACAAACCCATTATCTACCCATTCACCCGCGTTAACGAAAGTATCTAATATCTTTCTTTCCATACCGCGATAAACAACGGTATCACTTTCTAGTTTAGCACCATCACTTTTAAAGTGTTCATCTAAAAGTAGTATTGAATAGTCTTGTAAATTCATTGACCACAAAGATGTTGGGTCGGACATAAACATTTGTTTTTCATTGTTTTTATCCAATATCTTTTCCAAGTCATCCAAAGATGATTTTACTTTACCACCGCTTCTTAGAAATTCGTTAGTTATAAAACTACCGTTGTGATAATACTTTGCAGCCGATATTACTTTTGGGTCATTTGAAGAAACATTTAAAGCCGCTAGTTTTGCAATGGCAACACTTTGTATTTTTTTCGCAATTTTTTTGACTTCGGTCATTGCTTTTTTTGCAGACTCGTTATCTTTCTTATCATTGTATGCGGAAACTTGATCTAATAGAGAATCGAATTCTCTGAAGTATGGTGTGAACTCAAACTTTAATAACTTCGCTTTAAGGTCTGGTCTTAGGTTTTTACCATCATCCGCAATCTCTTCTTTTTCTTTATCGTCCAAAGTAACTAAAGAACCTATTTCTTTCTCCATTTTTTGCGATGGAGAAAGTTTCTCAGGTTCTTCTTTCTTTTCTTCTTTATCTTTTGATGCGGTCTTTTCTTTTTCAGCTTTTAACTTAGCCATGATACCACCACCCTTTTTATCAGATGATGGTTTCTCTTCTTTCTTTTTTTCTTTTTTTGCTTCTGGCTTTTCGTGAACCGATGGATCAAAGTTATCCTTATTAATGTAGTAAGATTGACCCGTCTCCTTGTTTTTTACAAGAATCTTGTTCGGATCTTCACTTGGTTTTTTAGGTTCTTCTTCTACTAATATGTTCTTTAATCTTATCATCTTTACCGAGTTAGTTATAGTTGTTCTCGGTCAAGCTTCCTTTGTCTCTTCCGAGAGGCATTCATTTTGTCTTTTTTCTTCTTAGAAGGTTTTACATATTCTGTTCTTTCTTTGAACTCCTCTAAGATACCACTTTCTTTGACTTTCCGTTTGAAAATCTTCAACATCATATCGATGTTCATTCCGTTTGCCTTCACTCTTACGTGACCGGGCTTTGGGTTTGTTGGATAAAACTGATCTACCATAACTTGTTCTTTCTTGTTTATTTAGAATTGTCTTTTATTTCGTAATACTTACCAAGTGTTTGTCCAATATCTTCATAGACAGCTTCCAATCTTTGTTGAAGCTTAACAACTTCGTTTGCCGTCTTTTCAAATAGTTTAAGGGACTCATTCATTTTCTTAGAGTGACGACCTAATGTTACACCATCAAACCAGTCACCAGACTCTTCCATGATATTCTTAGAAGCAAACTCAACGATCTTCTTCATTTCTTTGATTACTTCTTTTAGATCATTACCACGATAAATAGCTTTACCGTATTCATTGAATCGTGCAATTGACTCAATATATGCTTTCTTTTCTTCTGGAGTAAGGATCGGGTCTTTTGGTTCTTTTTCAGTTATACCTTCCTTCAAAACTTCTTTGATTGCCTTAGCCACCATCTTACGAAGTTCTTGGAGTTTCTCTTCACTTACTTTTTTTGGAAGACCCTTGTGCTTTGTTCCAGCATATTTTTCAAGTTCCTTTTCAGACATCGATCTAGCAAGTTTTTTTACTTGATCACTAACTTTGGATGCCGGAACTTCGCCTCGTTTATAAGCGAGTGCAAGTCCCATAATTTTCTGTTGTTGTTGACTAACCGCAGGCATTACTTACTCCTTAGAATAAACACTCACACACATCACCAATTTCACAGATGATGTTTGTGATATTTTCATGAATTCTTTTTACTTTTGGATCAATTTTAGAAATCGTTTTTGTATTTACAGATTCAGTAATTCTACCTTCATTCTTTGGATACATGAATGCACCATGCGTTGACGGGTTGGAAACAAAGTCCCACCCAATCAATTCAAAATCGTCTTGAACTTCTACTGTATTTTCATTTATCTCTTTTACCGAACCAAGTCCTCTTGATGAGATACCAAGACGAATACCCGCATCCAACAGATTCTTAAGAATGTTTCCAGATGGAGTTGGTAAAATCTCAACAGTTCCCACTAGATCATTACCTTTCCAATGACACTCTAAAACATTATGCGAAACGTTTCTTAGGTTGATAACAGAGGAATCTGGATGGTCTAGTTCACCCAAAGCACGGTTTTCTTTGATTTGATTTTCTTGATACAACTTTACTTCACGAATCAGAATTTCTTTTGGATAAATTCTACCATTCTGATTCTTGGCTTCGGCTCGTTGAAGCACACCTGAAACTATTACTTTACCGTTATTATGTTGTGACTCATGTATCTGTCCTGGCGCAACACTAAAAAGCATCGTATCTATAAGTAATTGTTTCATTTTTATGCACCCAATTCGTTTATCTTTTTACTGATTCTGTTTAATCTTTCACCAATTTTTCTAAGTCTGTTGTGGGAAGACCCCCACAAAGATCTTTGATCAACATTCATTTCTGTCTTTAACTTAGATGCATGATTTACTACTCTTTCTATTTCGTAAATAGCTCTGTTTATTTCTTTGATTGAACTGTTGATCTTTTGATTTGTTGATTTTGTTTCATCTGTTTTATATGACTTATATGAAACTTCGGTTAAAGCAGACATAGCTTGTTTATATGTTGACTCTTTGGCAATGGAATGCTTTCTCTTTTGCTTTGGAACCATCGTATAACCATACGTCTCAATACTATCTTCTACTCTATCTTCAAATTCTTTTTCAGATGCCGCAAATGCGTTAGGGGTATCATAACCAGCAACGTTACCAGTTACACTAGCCTCTTGGAGTTCTTCCGCAAACTTTCGGTATGACTCTGATTCTTTTAGTTTCTTAATAAAATTCTCTACGCGCATATAAATCACCAAATAGATGAATTCTTTATTAGGACGTAAACGGTTCCACTGTCTACTTTAACACTACGGAGAGAAAACTCAACTATACTGTTACCAGCAGTTGCTGTTCCAGCTATTGACGCAAGTGGAATATCACCACCGGCCGAAAGAGAAGCGGTTCCAGTAGTTCCAGAAGGAACTATTATACCACCAGCACCGAAGTTTGATCCAGTAAAAACGGTTGTTCCTGACCCACAGGTTATTGATCTTAAAAATCTTCCCGGATGTCCTTTTCTCTCAAAATCATCTGCTTGTGATGCTGGATAATCATATGGTTGAACTGCCATTATCTAACTCCGTTATAAATCATTTACCAAATTGTAATATCTCATTAGAGCAGAGATATGTTGTTCATCGACCTTCTTTAAGGTCTGATATTGATCCAATAGACCAATTACTTCTGACAACTTAATTTTGAGTGTTTTGTCTTTTACATTCTTAGACTTGGTTGTCAGTATCTCTTTTATTCTACTGGCCTCACCCTTCACAAAAGCGTTCAGGTTGTTCGTGTTACTTACATTACTGATGTATTCTCTAAGTAGAGACTTCTGTTCGGTAGATAGTTCTTCATACTTAGAATTAAACTTCTCCACTAGAATTTTGTATGAGAGCAGTCTAATTTCTTTTGGCTCATTTGAAATAGAAGGAATTGATTCATTCAAGTAATCCTTCTTTTCATTGGTCATATTTTCAATGATTGTTACCTTGGCTCGTGTGATCTCACCTGGGTTATCCAATTCATTGTATTCAAATATCTTGTAAATAGACGCCAGTAGTTTGTAGTTTTGAACCTTTGTCTGGAAGAAAGAGTTGGTATCGAAGTTTTTCGTTATTTCTTCGATCAATCTATACTTCTCTTCTCTGAGTTTTTTGTGATCTATCTTTTTACGTGCTTTCAAAACAGCTTCAATTAACATGGTTGCCTTTGAATCCGAAGAGTATGATTCGGTCGATAGTGTCTTGTAAAGACCATACTCTTTTAGGAGCTCACTGTTTTTGTTGAAATACTTCTTCAACAAATTGGTGGCTATGGAATCTCGTTCCGATATAATATCGGATGTTATTTGACGAGTTAATAGTTCAAATAACATACCTGTGTTTTTAAATTTTGAGTGTTTTACTTTTTTCATCTATTTACCCAGAGTGTTGTATTCAATAAATAAATATGTCTTAGATCACATTTCTTCCAATAAATTCGACTCATCTAACAGATTAGAGTCATCTTTTTTCTCAGTAACTGATGGTTTCAAGCTCTCTGAAATAATCGACTTTGTTTTTAGCTTTATTCCAGACATACTTTGGATTAGATCAGAAAACTCTTTGGTTAGTTCTTGACCTTCCGTAGCAAGAGGAGACCCACCCTTATAATTATGTTTTGGGGAAAGGTTAACGTCAAGCGTAGCACCAACATTTTTCTTACCTATTGGGTCTCTACCAAATGGACTTGCATCTGTTCCATACGTCGATCCATGTTCTGGTGGTCTACCTGCCCCTGGCCATCCACCTTCTGGAACCTCTACGTCATTTAGTTTCCTTACATTCTTACCACCAGATAGGTTCATTGTTGCCAGATCGTGTGGTGTTCCAAACGATTCTTTTGTAACCTTTGGATCGTTTCCTTCGCTTTCGATTTGAGCCTGACGGAATTTCAACTTAATGTCTTCAATTACTTCGTTTCTTTCATAATCTGCTTCATCGTCA